AACCAGCACCGCAGGCTATCCTCTTGCACAAAGAACAAACGGCCCTTGTGGTCCATCACGTCAACCAACGTGCGCGGGTCCAGCGTAATCACCCCCGCCGAGCCGGTAATGACCGTTGAGGCAAACGCAGAGCCGTCGTAATAGACTGGATCAACGGAACCGTTAGCCGCAATCATGAACGTGCCAGCGTCGTTGGCAAAATTAATCCATTGCCAACGGGCATTGCCAGCGCCCGAGAACACCTCAACCGGCGCGTCGTTCTGGTTGCTTACGTCATAGATCGAGCCGCCAGCCGCTGCAAAAATCTCATCTGGCACAACAGCCGTGCCACCACGCCAAACCATTAACGATTCAGTCGGGAGTGGCAGACCCTCTTGCCACGGCACAAAGCCCTTACGCAGTTCCACATAGCCAGCGCGGGGAATGAAGTTGTCCAAAATGACCGCGTTTTCGGCAGGCATATTGGCCAGCGGTGATTGTGCATCCCATCCACCAACGGGAGCCGGAACAGCGCGTCCGATAGACACTCGCTGTTGAGACACCGCCCGTAAAGGCTGGCGACCGTATCGCTGTGCTGGTTGTCTCATATCGCCACCCATGCCCCAGAACGGTTCTGATAGCCTTGTGCGCCGATATAGAACAACCGACCGTCTGGGCTATCCGCAGCGGCTGGCAAGGCTGAACCATAGCCGGGCGCATACACCGACAGCAGCGCGTTAATCTTCTTGCGCTGCGTCTCTTGGTTTTTGGTGTCAGAAATGGTGACGAACAGGATCATCCGGGCCAGTTTCCTTCCTGGATGTTCGTTGACCAGCCGTAATAATTGCCGCCTGTGCTGTCGATAATCGTGTTACCGCCGTCACGAGCCATGCGCTGATTACGCTCGCCCTGATAGGTGCGGAAGTCCTCCGCGTAGTCCAGTCCCTTAGACTTCAGGAACCTCCAACGGAGGCCAAGCGGGAACAGCTTGTCATCCAGATACGTCAGGTCTGTGTCAGCGAGGAATGACGATTGCGCCGAACCGGCAGCGGATTTGGCCCAGTTTGTCGTGATATACTCATAAGCAATCGTCTCCCCGGCGGCGGGCGTCGGCGTCACAAGAAACTGACCGTCCCGCTCAATGAACGCCAGAAACACGCGATTGAGTTGGGGCTGCGCTTGGATAGCCTGCCACTCTTGCGGAGTGATGGGGCCGTAAATGTAGCGCATGGTCGTTCTGTTGAAGAACGAGTTGGCAATGAAGTGGTCTAGATCAGACGGAACTGCGCTCGCCTGCACCGCGCTGGCCACCGTATTAAACAGGTGTTGCCGACGCATCACCTGCCAATCGTAGGTGCCAGACAGTTCGTCGCCTTCTTCATTGGCCAGTGCGTAAAGCTGCTGAACCTGAGCGTCAGTCGAGTTTACGACTTCCGTAGGGACGGGGATCGACAAAAGGCGGCAAGCCCTTTGGACAATCTGAAGAAGGTTCATCGCCATTGGTTAGGCCTTTGCAGGACGCCCGCGCTTCTTAAGGGCGGGGATGGTTTCATGTTCCGCCACAACGTCCGTTTGGTCGTCGCTGACAGGCTGAGCTACACCGCCGGGACCATCCACCCCGTCGTGATCAAACGCTTCAATCGGCGCGTTATTGAACGCCGTCTTGAGATACATATCATATTCCGCGCCATGTGCCTTCTTGTCAGCTTCAGTCGCTACACGCGGGCCAATCACCGACGACGAATCGGCCTGAAAGCGGAACATCAGGAACTTGCCTTCCTTGTAGAAGGTAGCACCAGGCTTATACATTACGTCGCGTTCAAGATTGTTCATGCGGCTGCCTTCTCTGCTTTGGCCTCAAGCGCCAGTGCCAGTTTTTCCTCAAGCTCGCGGATGCGCTGCGTCATTTCAGCAAGCGGCTTCTCAGCCTCGGTCTGCTCAATAAACCGCTGCGCCTTGGCACGAAGGGCTTGACCACCCATCGGGACACACTTGGCCAGTTGGCTATCAGACAGGCCCGCCAGAGCCTCAACGGTGCGGATATGAACGCTGTTAAGCTCAATCACCTGACTACGGCCCACGCCAGCCCATTCCTCTAGCGGTGTGCCGCTCTCAGGAGCTTCCATGTTAGCCTTGAACGCAGCGTATTTGGTGGGCCAACGTTCGCGGTGTTCTTCCTTCACCGCAACGTCAACGATATTCTTGTTATCGCCCGGCACGATGAGTTCTACATACTCAACGTCAGCCCAGACCTCGCGGCCCTCTTTCTCTGACAGAAAGTTGTTACGAACCGGCTTGATATGGAAACGCGGAATGATCCGGTCCCGTCCGTCTGGCGCTACATAATCCATCTATGTCCTCCGATACACAGTGTCATTTCCAATCCGCATCACGCTAGAATAGCCGGGCAGATCGGCTTTCGGGCCTAGTCCCTTTTCTTCGAGGACTATGATAGGCGAAAACTTCTCAATTGTCGCTAGTGCGCCTTTAATGGCGTCCGCCTCTGCGCCCTCAATGTCAAGCCAGATCAAATCGCACTGGTCGAGGCTGAGGCTATCTATCGTTTGAACTGGGATAGCCGTTCCCGGCAGCGTCTTGTGTGAGCCGCAGTTGTCCGTGTCGATGCGCTGAACCGCACACCAGCCAGGTTCCGCCCCTAGCGCCCCAAAATACACAAGGGCTTCGTCATATGTGACGTTCTTGTGCAGGCACTCGAAATTGTCCTCATCCGGCTCAAACGTGATGACCTGACCGAACACCTTCGACAGCGCCAGCGGATACACCCCGACATTGCCGCCGGCCTGAACGCATACCCGCTTCTCAGCCACCAACGGCAGCACGACAGGCATAGCAGCGGCGCACTCACTTACCACCGCGTTACGGCATTGAACGTCAAAATCAGGCCACCAAAGGCCGTCTAACTGTTTCACTTGGCAAAACCTTTTTCGTCATACAGGTGCCGTTGAGCATCCACCGGATGGTAAAAGTCCGGCTCATCCAACAGCAACAGCGCCCGGTCAGCGTCGGTCAATCGCTCAGGATACCATTTGAGCGTGGCCCACGCCTTGCGCCGCTCGTTGTCGTTGCGTTCGTGATACTGACTGCTCATCGGCGCGTGTTCACAAAGATGCCAACGACTAGCAGCCACAGCAGCCAAACGGCGAGAAGGCCAAGAACGAGCATCATGATAGTGGTTTCCCCGTTGCCGGAACGGGCCACGATTTTCCGGTCTTAATCCTGTACGCGAGCGAATGAGCAATGCCATACTTTGCTGCAAGCGTCCTCGCACCAAGAGGCGAGCGCCTTATCTCTTCGGCAATGGCGTAAGAAAGCTTGGTGTTGCTAGGTTTTTTGCGGGCCGCGCCTACTAGCTGGCGGCCTTTCGCAAAAGAATCTCGGGCGTTGTCACGGTTCGTTCCAAGCCAAAGATGGTCAGGATTTATGCAGGCAGGCGTGTCGCACTTGTGCAAGACGTGAAGCCCATCGGGGATGGCGCGGCCATTAGCCACTTCCCACGCAACCCGATGGGTGCTTCTATTGTAGCCCTTGCGGACCATGATCATGCCGTACCCCTTGTGGGTAGTGCTGCCAGACCACAAAAGACACCCGGTATTCAGCTCAGGCTCCGTCTTTGCATGAAGTCGGTCCTCAAGCGGGCGAACATTACGCTCCATTCAACAATCTCCCCATGTCGGGCACAAGGCCGGACCCGTGGGCAATGACTTTCACGCCACGGTCGCGCAAATATAAGAATTGCTGCTGAAACTCCATTGCCTGCCTAATCATCCAGCGAGCGCAAGTGTATGTCTTGTCGCCTAGCACAACGTCCATCGTGGCTTCACCGTCATTCAGGCTTTGCGAATAGGCATGGTGAGCGCCCTCGGCATAAGAACTGTCGAAACCATAAAGGTGTATTTTCTTGTAACCAGACAGCCATGCCAGATTGATAGCGCGAAGGCCGACAGTGCCACCACCAGGCACTAGAACGCACGGCTTTTGGTCCGGGCCTTCGTCAAACCACGGCTTAATGATGTCCATAAGTTCGTCACCCGAACCCATCGCATTGTGCCACAGAACAACATCATGCCCTGAAAGCGCATCAAACACGCACGGATGAACCTGCGAGGCAAGGAAGTAGCGCACGGACATTGGCGCATCCTCGACCATGTGCAGATTTTCTTCCCGCGCATCCAGCATGACGTGACCGTCTGGCGTTAGGCCGTGCTTGATCAGATACCGCATTGCATTATTGACGCTGATAATCTTGGCCCCGCGTCTGCGATGGTCTTTGATGGCCTGCACACTGTCCGAAAGCGAGGGACCGCCACCGACAATGACGCAAGCCTTGTCCTGATCCCCAAAACCGGAGAACCACGCTAAGTCCCGCTGCACGTTTGTCCGCACGTTGGCGTAGGCAAAGTCATGCGTGACGTTCATGCCCTTTAGCTCTGGCATGGCCGTATAGCCACCAACGCGCCAGACACCTGGCACCCACCCCTCTGTCACCTCATGCGGCTTAGGGTCACCGTGAAAGATGACCGCCTTAGCCGTCTCAGGTGGCCATGATACCGCATTCCGGTATGACACGAACATATCAGCGGGGAACGTGTCCCACTTGCTGATTTGCGTGATCCACTCTTGGTCACCACCGTTAATCTGGCCAGCGGGTAGAAGGCCCTTAAGGGATTTCGATGGACGGTCAATTACGGCAAGCGAAAAACTATCCCAAATCTCGCAATGGTCGCCATGACGCCAGCGCATGACGCTGCTGTTATAGGTCGGCCAATGCCAATCCTGAATAATCCCGTGCGGCAAGCCCTCAAGCCTGCCGGTCACGCACACGTCAAGGTCCATATACAGAACCTCTTGGCCAAACTCCCACGGCATCCAGTCGCCTGAAAACAATTCGACCTTCTGCCACCATCCAGGCAATAGTTTGTTGTGCGCGATAGCCGTGATGCCTTCAGGCAGTTCCTCCGGCTTGTCAGTCAGGCACCAATGGCGCTGCTCCTCGTCCAGATGCCGAGCAATGCCATCATGCAGCTTGGTAACGTATTCTATCGGGTATTTGGTCCCGACGCGGACGCTGACAACGTTAATCATGCTGCCAAGCCCTTCGCGGCTGGACGCCCCATAGTTCGCGCTCTGCTTTCAATCTCGCCTCCACAGCTAATTCCCTTGTTTTAAAACTGCCCAAGTATCGCTTGCCTTCGCCGCCGTTGCGAATCCATGCCTCCCACCGCGTATCCGTGCGGCGACAAATGCCGGGGACGCCGTCAGGCGACACTAACGCGCCTCGCTGGTTTCGGATGTTCTCTCGCACCGTCACCGCCCTAATATTGCAGCGTCGGTTGTCCAGCCCGTCACCGTTGATATGGTCAACAACCTTGCCCGCCAAATCTAAGCCCATGCGTTCCGCCACAACGCGGTGAATGTAGGCATGGCCAAAGCCATTACCTTCTCTCCACCCGCGCAACGCATACACGCGACCCCGCCTAACGCTTGCGTTCCATTTAAACGGCAACAATGCGTCTGCGTCCTCGTCATCGACAAGCGACACATAGCCTTTGGTTAGCGGTATTTCCGTCATGTTAATACAGTGGCGGAACCCCGCCGCCGTGTCAACAAAAAGCCCCGCCAGACGAATCCAGCGGGGCCTTCCGTTCTCACTAGCCGTGGAGGCGACTAGATCAAAGGGCGGTTCTCTTCGCAAAGAAATACTGACCGGCGGTGACGCCTCCGGTCACGTTAACCGTCCAACCAGCCGAACCGGAATCCGACGACGCAGAGCCGTTGGTGCCAATTTTGATGGTTTCGGTCGAGGACAGAGCCTCCGAAGCCCGCGCATAGATGTGATTGCGGCCATCATTGCCGTAAACACGAAGGTTGACGGCAAACGCAGGGGTCGAGGACTTGTCGTCCAGATCAATCCCCACAGTCGGGATGGTCGCAAAGACCGTAGCAGCTGTAGCAGCCATTTTAATGTCTCCTTTCTAGGGGGATCAGGTTTGGAACAGGACGCCCTGAAGGAAGGCGTTCGAGAGGGTCAGGTTGCCAGCCCAAACGATAGGCTTGACCATAGCGTCCTGGTTGATCGAACGGACTTCTTCCAGCGGGACCATGTTGCGGTCCTTGTGAGGGCGCCAGTGGATGTAGCCGGTGTTAAGCATATACATATGGTTGGCCGGGCAAGCCCCGCCGAAACCACCGTCAAACACCACGTCAGTGCCTTTGAACTTCAGCGAGACATAACCGGCGTCGCCTTCGTTGGGGTTGCTGATGCGCTGGATGTCCTGAAGCGCCGACTCATAGAATGCGAAATAGTTGTCATCGCACAGAATGAGGTCCGGCTTGTCGGTGCCACGCGAGCACTGACGATACAGGTTGTTCATGAAGCGAACGATGTTGGCAGCCGAGGCAGCCGAACCGCCGTCCGAAGTGGCTTGGAACTTCTGGTTTTGCCAGAAGGACCACGTTGCACGGTTGATGCCGCCGACAGTGCCGGTGGTGGGGTCGTCAGCCACGAGGAGCTGAAGGCCACCAATCTGCTTGCCGCCCGAAGCCGTGCCGTTCGAGTAGAGGTCTTCAGCCACACCGTTCTGCATGGTCTTTTCCGCGTTCTTGATACGCGAGGCCAGCAGGTCGATGATGGCGTCAACGCCGGAGTTTTGCAGTTGCTCCAGACCGCTCATGGTCACGTTGACGGCGATTTGCTTCCAGTCAAACTCAGCCGAGGTGAACACGTCGCTAGGCGAGATATTCAGGACTTCGTAGCCCGAGTAGCGCTGATAAGTGACGTTTTCAGCGTATTCGAGTTCTTGGATAATGGTCCGACCACCGGACACCGGCTTGATGGTGCCACGACGCTGCATACGCGACAGAATCGCGTTGTTCTGGGTAACGTTGTCAGCCAGCTTACCCGTGCGATTACGCAGGGTCGTGGTTGCGATTTCCGAAAGATTCGGGGAGGTCATTTAAGTTCTCCTAGGCCGCACCGGCAACTTCTTCAAAAGCTGCGCGGATGTCGTCCTCGATTGATCCATTGGACTTTGGAATCCGGGTTTGGCCCGGTGATCCGGTGACACTGACAGCCGCCCGTCGCGCCTGCGCCGCCTTGTCTTGCACGGGAGCCGCCGGGGCCTGCGCTGTTTGCAGGAACGGGCGAATATCCGGCCTCATCCAGCAAGCCATTTCATATGCTTCCTTCAGGTCCGATGCTTTCCCGTTGTGCAAGAGGACCGCCATATCGTCGCGGACGTTCTCGAAATACAGGTTGGCCGGATCGTTTTGGAAGGCGTCGATTTGGCTGACGATAGGCGCGGTCTGCGCCGTTTGGACTTGGCTTTGCAGGACTTGGAGTTGCTGCTTAAGGGCTGCAATCTCGGGATGGCTGTCTCGCGCGGGCTGGGCCTGGTATGGCTGTCCCTGCGGCTGGGCCAATCGGCTTAGATCGACTTGATAGGACTTGGCCAGAAACTGAATGCCCTGCGCCGCGTCTTTCTCAAGAAGGTCTTGAGCCGCTAAAAGCGTCCGAATCGCTGTAGTCTCATCCATCCCTTGCGCGGCCCAAATGGCTCTGCGTGGGGCGATAAGCTGTTCTAGCGGCTCAAAAGCCTTTTCTCTTTGCGACCGCTCACGAAAGCCTTTCTCAACATCCGTCTCCCGTTTCAGAATCTCTTTCTGAATGTCGGGGTCCAGCGTCGCAAACTTGGCCTTGCTAGCGGGCGTCCAGCTTGCCGGAGGACGGATGGACTCTTGCGGAGTTTCCACTTTAAGCGGCTGGTCGGGAGTATCTTGCACCGTTTCAGGCTGTTTGGCAATAAACTTGCCGTCAGGGCCTCTTACACGCCCGTCTGCTGCCTTTTCGCTGTCATCGTGGGGCGTTTCTGCCTCAATAACGGCTTCTGGCGCAACCACCACTTCCTCAACGGGCGCAGGTTCTGGCGCGATACCGCTAACCTCAGCCATCGCCGCCCGAATGTCGTCTTCCATGTCGCTCATAGTCTGGCCTCCACCTGATCAATAGCCGTCTTGATGTCCTGCTTAAGCTCACGGTCAGACAGCGTGGGCCGTGGCTT